TTTTAGTATGGCAACAATTTGATCTGTTACTTGCTGTTGTAGGTCGGTGGTTTTCATTGTGTCTATCCCCTGTCTGTTTTGCTTTGATGTGGCCAGTATAAGGCACTCCGCACTACTGTCAATACTATCAATCATAATCCATATCAATAGTGCAGATAACTTTGATGAATGGTAGTGGGGTATAAATATATAGTGCATAGATATGAATCAGGGTAACTAGATAATGAGTCAATGGTGTTCCACCTCCAACCCCCACACTTTTCCAAATGAGAATGAGAATGATTATCATTCCTTATAAATTTTCTTTACTACTAAGTTTCCCTTATAAGTTGAGGGGAGGGGGAGGGGGCTATGGCCTGGTCTATATATAGTAGTACCACCCTAGATACAAAAAAGAGTGAATTTCAAAAGGCCAAATTTTTCCATATTTTACTATCTTTAATTTAACGGGTAAGTGACGAAAGAGTACCTAATGAAACCCTGTCCAAGTGTATGTTTGTATTATATATTTTTGTAAAAAACAATATGACAGGGAAAATCACAGGAGAATCTGTACAGCTTGATCGCTACGCGATAGTATATCTAGTACCAAAAGAACTCTTTTAGTCATATTATTTTTCGTTAAAACTATTGATTTTTGTTAAAAAATATGATATAATATACTTATCCTTTAAAGTTACTAAGGAACAGTAACAAATAAACAGAAATAAACAACTTCCTAACCTTGCCTTAGTCATACTAAGGATCTCCACAGAATATATGATAAGCAGCAAAGCTATTGCCTGTTTAAAATAGCATAGTCTTTTATCGTACAATCTTATAATCCCAGTCTCTCCTTTATAGGGCAAAGAGTATCGAAATGTCTGAGAAGCCAGTACAGAACATAGATTTAAAATTAAAAGCTGAAGCGGAAGAACGAAAGAATAGTACAGAAGCAAAGGAACAGCGGTTGAGGAAGAGGGGCAGAGGAAGGCCCAAGAAGACTGAGATTGCCAAACGTAAGAAACCAGGAACAATAGGTAGACCTACTGGTGATGCTGATGCAATCAGGGAATACAAAGCAAGGCTTTTAGCTTCCCCTAAATCCAGAATGGTATTAGATTCTATTCTTAATGCTGCTTTGGATGATGAGCACAAGAATCAAGCAGCAGCATGGAAACTACTGGTTGATCGTCTAATGCCTCTTTCGTACTTTGATAAAGACAAAGCTGGGATAGGGAAAGCATCAGTAAACATTACAATCACTGGTGTAGGTGGTGAGATAGAAACAATAGGAACAGGGGAACCTGAACCGATTGAAGGTGACTACATTAACCTAATGCCTAGTGATGAGGAGACAGAGTGAACATAAAAGACATACTAAGTAATCCACTGGACTATATTCCTTCGTTTGCTAAACCAAGCAACCCAGAAGAAAATGCAGTTGCTTCTTTGTTTCAGAAGGCATTACAAAAGGAACAAACAAAAACTGAACAACCCAAACAAACACCAACAACAAATAAAAAAAAGGTGCTGTATGGTAATGATGCAATCAATGCAGTAGAAAAACTTGAGGGTAGAAAACTAAGCCCTATAGAAAAGCGTGTTGTTGTTCTTGAGGGATTTGTTCCTGATGTATATTTAGATACGAAAGGAATCCCTACGTTTGGTGTAGGTCAAACAGGAGAGTGGGTTGATAAGAGTTTTGGTGAGTCTTTTGATTACCATGAAGACCTAACAAGAAAACTAATCAAAGGCTACGATGAGCTACCAGAAGAGCTAAAAGCAGAACTTGTGCAAGCAACCTATAGGGGTGATCTTGGTGGAAGCCCAAATACAAGGCTCTTGTTTAACGAGGGTAAGTACAAAGAAGCTGCTGAGGAATTTCTTAATAACAATGAGTACAAAGCAAAGGATACACCACAAAGCATTAAGGATCGTATGTTTGCTGTAGCACAAGCTATGAAAAACTATAGTTCAGAGAGCAGTGATACAGATATGCTAAGTATGAACCAGTATGTTGTACAAGAGGGGGACACCCTGTACGGCATATCAAGAAAGCTAGGTAAAACTGTTGCTGAAATTGCTGATACAAATAGGATTACAAACCCAGATCAAATACAACCTGGACAGAGCCTGTTAATTTGAGTACTGACCTAAGCATCAAGCTACTACCCTGGCAACAAGAAGTCTGGGATAGCAAGGCAAGGTTTAAAGTTGTAGCTGCCGGACGAAGGACTGGTAAATCCAGACTGGCTGCTTATCAGCTTATCTTCTATGCCTTGCAGGTTAAGTCTGGTCATGTGTTCTATGTTGCTCCTACACAGGGACAGGCTAGGGACATTATGTGGCAAACCCTACTTGAGGTAGGACACCCTGTTGTTAAGAGTAGTCACATTAACAACCTACAGATTACACTGATTAACGGGGCTACTATTTCGTTAAAAGGGGCAGACAGACCTGAGACAATGCGTGGTGTGTCCTTGAAATACTTGGTCATGGATGAATATGCAGACATGAAACCAAGCGTCTGGGAACAAATCCTAAGACCTGCACTGGCTGACCAGAAGGGTTCAGCTATGTTTATTGGTACACCAATGGGTCGTAACCACTTTTATGATCTGCACCAACTGGCTTCAAGCGGAATAGACGATACGTACCAGGGTTGGCATTTTACTTCGTATGATAACCCAATGCTTGACCCAGAGGAGATAGACACAGCAAAGAAAACAATGTCATCCTTTGCTTTTCGTCAAGAGTTCTTGGCCTCATTTGAGGCACAGGGTTCTAATATATTCAAGGAAGAGTGGATTAAGATTGACGAAGAAGAGCCTGATGACGGTGAATACTACATTGCTGTTGACCTTGCTGGTTTTGATGATGGAACCAAAAGAAGTAGGAAATCCAAACTGGATAACACGGCAATATCAATCGTTAAGGCAAACCAAGATGGTTGGTATGTAAAAGAGATAATCTATGGTAGATGGACTTTTGATAAAACAGCAGAACAGATATTCGATGCTGTAGAGAAATACGATGCTGTATCAGTTGGTATTGAGAAAGGGATAGCAAGACAGGCAATCATGTCACCACTAACGGACCAAATGAAAAGACGTAACAAGTTTTTTCGTATTGAAGAGCTAACACATGGTAACAAGAAGAAAACAGATCGTATTGTTGCTGCATTGCAAGGTAGGTTTGAACATGGGCGTATTGTGATAGAGGAAGGAGACTGGAATATTGAGTTTCTAGACCAACTGTTTCAATTTCCGAATCCGTTAGTCCACGATGACTTGATTGATTCTTTGGCATACATAGACCAACTTGCAAAAATTTCATATTCGTATGATTTTGAGCAAGACAACTACGAAGTATTTGATGAGATAGCAGGATACTAAATAATGAGTAAAGACTACGGCACAAAAGATACCCTAGAAGCATGGGTGATTAATAAATGCGATGGGTGGCGTGACCATTTTGAGTCAAACTACTCACAGCGTTTTGATGAATACTACAGAATTTGGCGTGGGATATGGGATGCCAGTGATTCTATGCGTATGTCAGAGCGTTCTCGCCTTATTTCTCCAGCTACACAGCAGGCAGTAGAATCATCCGTTGCTGAGATCGAAGAAGCCACCTTTGGACGTGGTAATTTCTTTGATATCCATGATGATCTTCAAGACCCTGATCCCCGTGACGTAGGATTCCTTAAGAAACAGTTAACAGAAGACCTGCACTTTGCTAAGACTCGCAGTTCTGTTGCTGAATGTTTGATAAATGCTGCTGTATTTGGTACTGGTATTGGTGAATTAGTTCTGGAAGAGACAACAGAGCTTATTCCAGCAACACAACCAGCAATGGATGGTCAGATGACTGCCATTGGTGTAATGAAAAAAGACAGGTTCATCGTAAAACTTGACCCTGTAATGCCACAAAACTTCTTAATTGATCCGCTTGCTACTAACATTGAAGATGCTTTGGGTGTTGCCATTGACAAAATGGTGCCAGAACATCAGGTTAGAATGGGTATAGACTCTGGGATATACATGGACGTAGACTTTGAGTGTACTCCGTCTGATCCAGATCTAGAGGATGCTTTT